GCAAGGGTATGGGTTCACAACTCATACCCTATTTTTGTGGAGGTAGTTGTGAAGATAACCCAACAGAACCTTGAAGCCGTACATAACGGCATCAGGGAAAAGACCCAGTTATGGGTCGATGGTCTGATTACAGACCTTGAATATACGAGTGCATTAGCACTCGTTTCCAACGAGTTTGCTAAGTACGAGATTGCGGGGTTGCTTGACCCTGCAACAGGGCTTAGATACGACTAACTATACACGGAGGTTATTATGATTGTCAGAGTAGATTCATGGCTTCATCGCCTTATCTTTCGTTTACCTGTATTCCTCCCTCACTCTGTAGAGTATTGCAGGGTAGGGGATGACTACATCAGCTATCGCCGTATCAACTGGCGCAAACCTCGGGGGTACACAGTATGAGTACTATGTTCCGTGTATTTTTTCCCAACCTCAATCGTTGGATTGAGAATATCCCCCTTGGGGAGGCACTTGTTTACAAGGAAGAGGGTTACCTCGTAGAACGTATGGAGGATAGCAACGATGAGTGAGGACTATCACTTACCTATCTGTGTCTCCTGCTATGCCGTAAGGGTAGAACCCCAACGGAGGGCTATGGCAAGACCCACTTGCATGGCTTGTGGCGAGAAGATTGCCAAGCAAGTCAAGTTTACAGTAGCACCTATGAACAAGAGTAACTACATGCTGTTCACTGATGTATCCCTGCTCAAACAACTCAACCCCAAGAGGACAGAATGATCAACGACGAAGAATGGCAGATGCGTAAGCCTGAGTTTGCTCAGTGGTATGCCAAGCGCATGATCGAGGCATTCGGCCCTTGTATGGCTAGAGGTATTGCCAACCGAGAAGTGCTTATTGACAGAACAATAACGCTTGACCCAAGTAGTTTTTGGAAGTTGGTACTCGAATACTTAGATAAGGAGACAACGTAATGTTCGGAAGCAAGTTTAGATTCAAACCCATTAAGCCAATGGGTGTATCCATCAATGACACGTTGTTCAAACGAGTCCTACATGTAGTAGCTAAAGTTCTACTCATGTTCATTTTCTCAGCGTTCACCACGCTACTCGTAGTTGAGTGGCTTGTTGGATGCGGTGAAACGTATGTTGACGCTAAAGGGGTGCGTCGTCCATACGAGTGTTTGTTTATACCCCTCAATCGTAACTAGGAGTTGCTATGAAACGTCTGTTTGTGCTGAAACACAGAAAGAGCGGAGCCATTGTCAAGGATGACAGCGGTAATCCCTTGTACTTTGCATCAAAGCCTGATGCCAAGAAAACCCGAACCGAGGGACAAGCAGTGTCCTACGGCCCTGACCATAGACTTTACAGAGGAGTCCACTAATGCGAGCCACTTTACTCAAGGAGACAATCAAGTCTCTATTCCCCATCCAACGCACTATCTGTATAGAGGGTAGTCCCGGCGGTGGTAAGACAACCATCGTGCAACAAGTTGCTGAGGAACTCGGTGTTCCCTGCATCGAACGTCACATGCCAACCATGCTTGTGGAGGACTTCGGTATCCTGTTCCCCAACGGAGAGGACAAGCTGAACTACAAGTTGCCTGACTGGTTTCCTGTCAAGGGCAAAGCACCTGAGCGTGGCATCTTGCTGTTCGATGACCGCAACCAAGCAAGCAGTGACCTACAGAAAGTCTTAGCCAACATCTGCCAAGCACGTACTCTGCACGGTACACCGATGCCTGATGGATGGCAGGTGATCTCAACAGGTAACCGCCAGTCTGACAGAGCAGGTGCTAACCGAGTGCTTGGTCACTTGCGTAATCGTGAGACAGTCTACGACCTTGATACACACCTTGATGACTGGACTGCATGGGCACTACAGAACAACGTCAAGCCTGAGTTGATCTCGTTCATTCGCTTTCGTCCCAACTTGTTGCACGACTATGACCCACAGCGTGATCAGAACGCTACACCTCGCTCTTGGGTAGAGGGTGTATCTGATGTGCTTGGTACTGTCCCTGCTGAGGCAGAGTACGAGTCGTTCAAAGGTGCAGTCGGTGAGGGGTGTGCCGCTGAGTTCGTAGGCTTTATCAAAATCTTCCGTAAGCTACCGAACCCTGACAACATTCTTCTCAACCCAACAACTGCGGCAGTACCAACTGACCCTGCTACGTTGTATGCACTCAGCGGTGCTATTGCTGAACGTGCTACTGAGAACAACTTTGAGCGTGTCTGTACCTATGCCGAACGTATGCCTGCTGAGTTCAGTGTGCTAACAGTCAGCTATGCGGCACGTAAGAAGCCTGAGTTAGCCAACACTCAAGCGTTTACCAAGTGGTCGATACAACACCAAGAAGTATTGTTCTGATGTTTGGGATGCAAACTACTCCCTTCGTAACACTACCGCTTAGGCATCCCATCAAAATGCAGATGGCTTTGTCTTGCAACCTGTGCTACTCGGATGGTTTGCATCCCTCCCTTTTTACCAACCAACTAGGAGTGACAGTATGAATCTAAATGATAGAGCGTTGCTAGTGCAACTATCCATATCACAGTGGACTGCTCGTAAGTTCGACAAGCGAGTAACACGTGACGTAGCCTCATCGCATGGGACAACCATAGATGTGGGTCGGTACAACAAGGTCTTGCTTCCAATGAACGATCTACTTGATCGTGTACACAAGAAGTCAACACACATCCGTACCAAGTTCTATGACAACACGTTGCCGTGGGGTTTGGATGGCACGATGATGTTACCCACATCCAACTACCTCAACTTTATGACTGAGTTCCGCAAGGAAAAGAACGAGTGGTTTAGTCTTGTGTCTGACTTCCGTGATGAGTATCCCCAACTGGTACTTGATGCCAAGCGTTTACTTATCGGTCTGTACGATGCCAATGACTACCCTAGTCCTGATGACATAGGCAACAAGTTCAATCTTGACGTAGCGATATTCCCTGTGCCAAGCAGTGACTTCCGTGTGTCGATAGCTTCAGAGGAACTGTCTCGCATCCAACAAGACGTTGAGCGTAGGGTTGCTGATGCACAGAGCAAGGCAATGATCGAGGTGTGGCAACGCATCTACGATAAGGTCAAGCACATGGCTGAGAAACTAGCCGACCCCAAGTCTATCTTCAGAGATAGCATGGTTGAGAACATCCGTGAACAGTGTGGCTTACTGTCTCGCTTGAACTTCATGGATGACCCCAACCTAGAAACACTTCGACAAGAAGTTGAAACTACGTTACTCAAGCATCCTGATGCTCTACGTAACGACCCCGATCTTCGCCGTGATACAGCGGCAGAAGCAAAAGCAATCATGGACAAGATGTCCGTTTTCATGGGAGGTAAATGATGACTAGCGTAATGCCTAAAGAGGAGGTGAAACCAATCACCCCACAAGAAGAAGCCAAGATGAGGATACGTCTTGCGAAAGCAAAGACTGCACTCATACTTGAGCATCCGTTCATTGGTACTGTGGCACTCAACATGCCGTTCGTACTGAGCCGTGACATACCGACTGCCTCAACGAATGGCAAGCGTGTGCAGTTTAACCCTGACTTCTGTAGCGAGTTGACAGATGAGGAGTTGAAGTTCCTTGTAGCACATGAGTGTTTACATCCGATGCTTGAGCACAACTACCGCAGACAAGAGAGACAACATCGCCGTTGGAACAAAGCGGCTGACTACGTAATCAACAAGTTGTTGGTAGACGATAACATTGGCAAGATGCCCCCCAAGGGTTTGCTTAGTGATGCCATTCACCAAGCAGGCAAGGGAACATCCGATGGTATCTACAACATCCTTGAAGATGACGAGGGTGGTGGAGGTGGTGGGTACGGCGGAGACGGTGACCCTCTCGACAACTGTGAAGATGCTGAGGGTTCACAAGCCGAGCAAGCGCAAGAGCAAGCCGAGTGGAAAGTCAAGGTAGCACAAGCGGCACAAGCCGCAAAGATGATGGGCAAGTTGAGTGCAGGTATGGAACGACTGGTTGACGAGGTACTCAGACCTAAGGTTGACTGGCGTGATGTGATGCAACGCTTCCTTGTCAAGTGCAAAGACGATACCCGCTCATGGGCTAGACCTAACCGCCGCTTTATAGCACAAGGTTTATACCTGCCAAGCACCAGTGGTGAGACGATGGGTGAGGTGTTGTTTGCAGTGGACTGCTCAGGTTCAATCACTCAAGACATTATCAATCAGTTCGGTGCTGAGATTCGTACAGTCAAGGAGGACATGTTCCCAACACGTATCCATGTGGTGTACTTTGATAGCGAGGTGAGCCACTACGAATCGTATGGTGTAGATGATGAGTTGGACATCAAGCCACACGGCGGTGGAGGTACTGCATTCAGCCCTGTGTTTGAGTACATTGAGGAACACGGCATCGAACCTATCGCAATAGTGTTCCTGACTGACCTGTGTTGTGATGACTTTGGTAATGAACCCAACTGCCCTGTACTGTGGGTATCTACCGATGAGGGCACTGCACCTTTCGGAGAAGTGGTGTTGATGTGATTACATACGGCGAGTTGTTTGCCGTGTGTTTGTTCGTAGGTATGGGTGTTTACATCTCGTACCTACGCTCTGAGATACGGAGTCATATTCGTGCAGGGCTTTTACTCTCTGCTTTGGTACATGATGTTGCCGATGGCAACGTAGAAATAGAAAGGTATGAAGATGGTATTAGAGTCAGAGTTAAAGATGAGAATCGTTCGGAGTCTGCAAACATTAGCAGACACTATCAGGGAACTGTACCCTGATCAAGAGTTTGTCGTCACGTACGACATTGAAAACAAGTTGGCAGAAGCCAATGAGATGGTGTATCAATTAACAAAAGGAGAGTGACATGGCTACAGTTAGATTCAGTAAAGAACTACAGGATGCAGTAGTAAAGAACGCAGAGAACATGTTTAACAAGCAGATAGATGCGGCAAGGGATAGCAAAAATGCAACGTGGGGTGATCGTATCTACGAAATCATCCATCATAAATACATCCCTGCTATGAACGCACTACCGATGTGCTTCTTCAGTGAGACTTCTAACATGAAGGTATCAAAAATCAACGGCAAAGATGTTGGTGGATTGGAGTGCAAGCTAACTAGCCCACGCCCTGTTCCCAACACCCTACCCAAAGATGTACCTGCTAGGGCTAGAGACTATCACGGCTACGAGTTAGTTGGTGACGAGTGGGATGAGATAGCTCTAGAGATAGAGGACTACCGCAACAATATCAAATCAGTAGTGCAGAAGAAAGCAAACTTTGTTAACTCCGTCTTGGAAGTTATCAAAGCACATGCAACGCTATCCCCTGCGTTGAAGATGTGGCCTCCACTGTGGGACTTGATACCTGAGGAATACAAGGATAGGCATCGCCAAGTAGTAGAGCGTGAGAAGAAAGAGGTCGTAGTTAATGTTGACCTTGGTACTCTGACTGCTACTGTAGTAGCCCACAAACTCACACGCTAATATGCAGTCACGTATATCAACAAAGCTAATGATACGCCTTGCTATGGAAGCGGGTGCAGACTTTTCCAAGGGGCGTGAGGGGGGTATGTATACCAACCTCAGCCTGTACAAGTACACCAAGGCATACCATGAGTATCAGGTCAAGCGTATGAAGAAAATCATACGCCAATTAATTCGAGAAGCCCTCGAAGAAGCCCTTAAACATCACAACGTGGAGGAAAGCCGATGACCTACTATCATCAAGCCGCAGTACAAACTTACGATCAGGCTAAACGCCTGTACGGTACATGCCGTTTCCCTGACAAGGGCAAGCCAGTCAAAGGGTGGTGTCGCCTACATAAAGTAGACGAGAACTTTGAACTGCGCATGGACAACAAGACTATCTGTGTCTTTGCACCTGACAACACGTTGACGTTTACCATGACGAGTGCGCAAGCAAAGAACTATTCCATCACACTAAGCCAAGCACTAGCCCGAGCGATACCTATTGGATGGGAGAGGGTAGCTACTGGTCGTCATCGTGTGATACACACTAAGAGAATAAGTCATCATGGTGGTACGCATCGGTGGGAACAATGGCGAGAAGCTATGAAGGCTGAGGGTATCGAAGTATTCAACGGCATCAAATTCAATCTTGATACTGGTGAGTGCATGAATGCCAAGCCAACTACTGAAGCACAAGTTATTCCTGCTAAACGTACCGAGTGGTTACGAGCCTTGCGTGTGTTCAAGCGGGGATTAAAGGTACGTGCCAAGCTAGGTGTACTAGATACCATCTGCCAAGATGTTATGGCAGAACGCAAACTTACTAAGACTAGATACGACTGGGTTCAACCTGACTGGTCTAACGAAAAATGGATTGACTTGTTGTTCAATTCAATTAAAAATAACCAACACCCAACAGAGTTGCTACAAGGTTTTGTTCAGAGCGTAAGGACGTACCACTACACCACTATCAATAAAGAGACAACGCTACATGCGGCTGATAGTGTATGTGCTGAACTAAGCGTACAACTACGCCGTAAATTCGGTGTGTTCGGTGATGGCGAAGATGAGTATGGTGCGATATACAAATCCATAGAACAAGAAAGAGCGCAGAGTGAAGTGTCCTGAGTGCAACACATGGGTGTCTGTCAAAGAAACCCGATCTCGCCCCGCCAATGCGGTGTATCGTAGGTATGAATGTGCCAACGAGCATCGCTTTACCACGTTAGAAACAGTAGTACGTGTCATCAAACCCAAGGAGAAAGACGATGAAGAAAAGTAAATCAGCAAAAGTAGCAGAGTATTTTTTGAAGCACCCCAACGCAGTACCGAAAGATGTTGGTGCTAAGTTCACTATGCACATGCCACAGGTGTACGGCATACGTAAGCGTGTGCTCAGTGGTTCTATGCTAGGTGAGGTAGTCAATCCGCAAGTCACGACCGACGCGGTAACGCAGACTGCCGACCTACAACAAGTTGGTGGTTCACACTACAAGAACATGGCCGTGCAACCTTGGGTAGCAATGGAATCATGGATGACACCCGAACAGTTTACAGGTTTCCTACGTGGCAATGCTATCAAATATCTTGCACGATGCGATGTTAAGGGTGGCATTGACGACATCAAGAAGGCACGGCACTACATCGACAAACTTGTTGAGATA